TATACCTGTACATGTGGTTCAGTTCTTCAGTTACGGAAAAAGGACGGACACGAAAAGACTAGAAAACATTCCTTATTTATTCATAAAGAGAAATTTAAGAATTGTTTAGTTTATATATAAAATTTTTTATATATGCATATATTATAAAATGACTGAATGGACTGACCACATTAAAAAAGTAAGCAAGGATAAAGGCATTTCTTATAAAGAGGCTATGAAGGTTGCTAGTAAAACTTATAAACCAAAAGGTAAAAAGGCTGATAAAAAACCAGCTAAAAAATCTACTAAAAAATCTACTGAAAAAGACAAAGAAGAAATGCCTGAAGAATAATTAAGTTTTACTTCTTGTTTTAGGCTGTGTATATGTCTCGTCACCCTGTTCTATACTGTTTTTTTTACTGGTTATATCTTTTTTAATTTCTTCTTTAATTTTGTATTCTTGTTTATCATTTGTTCTCAATAATACATTTTTTACTATTTCGTCATAGCGGTCACCATACAATAATTTAAGGTGTTTTTGCTCTCTGCATTTATCACATAGATAGGTCAGATAACAGCGTTCTTTTTCACAGAAGACACATAGGAAGGGCATAGTTATATTATTTAATTAGATATTATTAATCTTTATTTAATTTCACATTAATATTATAAAGTTCTTTAAATAGTCTATTTAACATATTATTAATATATTCCCATATAATTCTACAATTCATTATACTTAAAGAACTTATTTTTATTTTTTAAATAATACAATAGGTCAAAGTAGTTGTTTTTAGTCATAAACCATAAATAATCCCTATAATATTCTTGTTCGTCTTCTGTTAGATAAAGGTCTAAATCTATTTCTATCATTTAATAATCTACTAGATTTATTTCCTGAAATTCTACAATTGCTAATTTTTCGTCTATTAATTTCTCTTCTTTAATTAATCGTATTGTATCATTTAATACTATTATTGTATTCATGTAATTATTAGACAAAGCTACTATTTTATCAATATAACTTTTATTTTTGTTTATTCTTCCCTGATATTTTCGGCTCAAACTTTTTAGTTCTCTTTCTAAATCTTTATTGTACTTTTTCAAATTAATATATTCTGTTTTGAGTGCATTATATCTAGAAGCCATATCATTAAAATCCTCTAACGTAAATCCTACCCCTTCTTCAGTCATTATTAATATATTAATATATTAAAATCTATTATAGGTGACGAAAAAGTGACGAAGTGACGGAATGACGGTGATTCAAAATCCTCAACCTTTTCTATATATAACACTAAAAAATATAAACACTATTATTTATTTTACATTTATTTATATTACTTTTTTTATTTTTTCGTCACTTCGTCACTATTAAGATATATTATGGTATATATATTAATGGTTATATAGAAAAGGATAAGAAAAAGGTAAGAAAATAAGAGTGACGAAAAAGTGACGTTTTTTATTAAGAGGTGACGGAGTGACGTTTTTTATTAAGCGGTGACGCTAACATTACCGTCTTTAAGAATCATAGCTCTCTCAACCATAGCAAAAATCCGCTGAGTAGACGGTTGATTTTCTGCACCTCCGCCTAGAACTTTATCAAACTTTCTAACTAACTGTATTGGTTTCTGACCTACCTGCGTACCATTTCCGACATTAACACTATTATCTGTTCTAAGGTCAACTCCTATATAGTTGTGTTTTGCTTCTAAGTTACCTCGCTGGGGTCGTCCCATATAAGTAATAGTATCAGTAATAAGTCGCTGGGTTTCTGTGCCGTCGTCCGCAACCTGTAAGTCAAGGTCAAACTCTATTTTAGGTATCTGAATATCAACACCGAAAACTTTACTTAATTCACGCTGTTTTTTGTGTTCCTTATTAACGTCATTAGGGTACATACTGTTATCATTAATTCGGAAATTATAGGATTCGCCTTTACGTAACCCTTCACTTGTATAGATTCCGTGTAGTTCGTTAGTGTCAAATCTATTAGTATGGACTACAATAGACCGAACTTTCCGACCACTTACAGCTATATCTGTGGTATGGGTCTGACCAGCAACTAAAGGAACTGGTATCTGATTTGTTGTAAGGATTAAATCCTCATACGGAACTAGAAGACCAGTATCAGACATGACTTCTTTAGCTGTTTCGTTCATGGTCACAGCGTCATAAGTTAAATAATCTGCTACCATTTGAACAGAAGTAGTATCAAGTACACAGACAGGGTCATAGACAATCCCACCAGGGTCAGGACGACTAATATTAATAACGTTATCAGTTCCAGGATTGTTAAAAGTAAATTCAACACTAACAGGCTCATTAATAACAAATAGAGGCAACTGAATATTTCTCATAAGTGGGAAAATATCAGAGAGTTTTATCTGATATTCTGAGGTATTTGTAGGAAGACTCCTAATAGTATTAGCTAAATAATCAAGGCGGTTATTACCAGTAAGGAAACCGTTTTTCATTTCAAGGGTCGCCGACCCAGCCTGAGTAGAAGGAGCAAGACCGTCATTCGTTCCGTATTTAATTCCATGCTTTCCTTCCTTTTCTTCTTGTGAAACAAAACAACGTTTAATAACTTTATAATATGGATAATCCTGCACTTGACTAATAATCTTAGTTCCTATTTTAAGGGTTGCATTACGTATAACTGCGTGAATACCAGCACGAATAGGTAAAGTGACCCTTGTATCCATTTGAGTATTAGCCGAAAGCAGTCTAAAGGTAAAAATAGAGCCACTATCAAGAACTCCTTTTTTTTCTAAAACAAATCTAGCAAAATCCCTATTAATAACAACAGGGTCTAAAATATTAGTTTCTACATTCATGTTTTCAATAACAGCCATAGGCTTCAAGTTTAAAGCAGAGGGCAAATCATTTAATCCGAGTTTCTTAGGTTGAGAAGACATTTATATTATTTATAAAGATAAAAATTTATAAATAAAAAAACATTAAATAAAAAACAAATAAAAAAATTCATAGGATTTTTTAAAATTTTAATTAGTTCTGAACCATAACTCCACTAGGAGAATAAAGTAGTGTATTCTTGTTAAATGTATATGTATAGATACTATTAGGACTGTTACCGTTTAAGGCTGATTTAATGCGAAGACTATAAGGCGTATCCTTAAAACTGACTCCGACTTTTGAAACATTATCAAAAGAAACTCCTATACCATATACTTTATTATTAGGTACAACATTACCTCCGTTATCTAAATCATTCTGATAAAGACCTGATTCAGAAGATAGAGGGTATTCAGTATTATTCTGATACTGAAATTTAGAGCCTGTATTTGTTTCAGTAAAGAGAGATTTTAGGGAATGATTATATTTAGGTATTGGTTTAATAGCATTAACAAAGTTCATATCTAGGTTAGCTATAGGGGTAGCAGAAACATTAGGCACGGTTTCGTCTATTTCATAATCTATAGGGAAATTACGTCCACCTCTAGCATGTATAACCTCATTAACAGCAACGTCCTCGCCATAGTTGTTATTCACAATATTTTTAAGGGCAGGGGTGCGAAGACTATCAAATAGGTAGTTATTTATCTGTGTTGTAGGGACGAAATTATGTATAATAGATAGAGTATTACTTGTACCTAGATTATACGTCTGAGTATGGTCTGAAGCATTAATAACAGAGTAGATATTTCCGACTGAATTATAACTAAATGCCCCTGAGCTTGGTATACCCATTTGGGACTGACTAGAACTATCAACATTAAGTAGTTCATAAGTAAGCGTTAAATCTCTGAGCTGATAGAATGCTCCGCCGTTGGCTGTTGCGTCTGTATTAGAGGCACGAGCAAAATTATGCAAAAGCATATTATCAGGAGTTAGTTCTAACTGAATAACAAGCCCCCTAACTCCGTTATTTCCTAAAGGAATTGGGGTATTACTATTAAGTAGACCAGTTAATAGAGGGATACAGAATCCAGCTGGGTTATTAAAAAAGTTACCATGAACCCTATGGTTAGAACCCTGAAGACCGAAACTTAAATGACTATCAAAATCATTCTGCGACTGAGTAACTGGGACAACAGAGGCAAGGTATCTATTATAGTTTCTAATAGTTTCTAATGTTTGGTTATTTTCTTGGTTCATAATAGTAATCTGCTGAATAGCACCGTGTACAGAAACTCTAGGGTTCATAGTCACTTGACTCGCACCAGTTCCTTTAGAGTTGTTATTATCAACTGCAGTTCCAGCACCGTTACGGAGGATAATTTCTCCATTAAGTCTAATACTTGAAGCCTTAAGAAGTTTATTCTGATTTGGGATAACAAAAGATACAACTGGGTTACCGTTTCGGAAACTATAGAGGTTATCACTTGGGGGATTAAGTGGAGAAATTTCAACTTGTTCACGATTTACAACTTGATACGACATTTATATTATTTATAAAGATAAAAAATTATAAATAAAAAAAGATTAAATAAAAAAAAGATTATAATCAAAAATTTAATTCATAACCATAACCCCATTTTGAGATACATTAATTTGTCTGCGTGATTGAATAAAGTGGAAAAAGTCTTTAGGAACTGTAGACCCTTCATACTGAACCCTTAAGTTAAGGTCACCCTGCGTTAAATTATAGACCTGTCCATATTTACTAAATCCACGAGCAATAAAGAAGTTGTTAATTATATCATAAAGATTCCTAACAACAAGCCCACAATTAACTAGGGATTTCTCAAGTTCATTAATATAAATCTGACCCACAGCGTTCAACGTCAACGATAATCTTGCTAAGTCAACTGGTCTATTTGGGATAAGGTGTCCATTATGAATATACTGGTAATTCAGAGAACCGTCCACCTCTCCACGCCACGCCGAACAAGTTAAAGTCCTTGCATTATTCCGACCAGTAGGTACGGAAAGAATACTATAAGCCTTTGTTTGTGTAGCAGGTATAAATTGGTCTGTAGCACCATTAAGAGAGGATAGTTGGTGTCTATAGGTATTAAATGTTCTATAGTCAAGAGTTAGACCGTTACTAGACTGAATTGCTTTCATAATATTATTTGTGTATTCTACTGGTGGTATAACCTGATTTACAACCATTTCAACATTTTCCATGCGGAATCCTAGAGCTTCATTAAATAACTGGTTTGCAACTGGGATATCAAAATAATCAGCAGTAGTCATAACACGAAGGCGGTCAGCTACTTTAACATAAAGCCTTGAATTAACAGGGTAAGTAGTTCCTAGAGGAGTCCCTGCGGTTCTAGTCTGAATCATAGAAACTCTCAAATCACCGTCGCCGTCTTTATCTAAAGTCTGAATTATTCCTAAAGGTTTTTCTCCTGTTCCATTTTCAAGAGCAACATAGAGAAGGTCACCTACCATAAATGGATTAGAGTTATTTCCTGCATTATTTCTTAATCCGCCACGAAGATTACTAGAGTCTGCTGGTTGCCTGATATCAACATTAGAAGCCGAATCCGCCCCTGCTTTTGTTAGACCAGTATCAAGTTCAACTTTAAGACTAAAATTAGCGTTAACGGTTTGTGTTGAACCGTCTGCTAACATACCAGCGTTTTTCTCGCAGAATGAGTTAGCATTATCAGTTGAACCATTTAGTACACATGAATTACGAACATTATCTAAATCTAGAGTAATTCTAAGCCCCTGAGTTGCTACAACTGGGAAAATCTTATTACTTCCTAAAATACCTGTATCTAAAGGTAGCATACATTCAACCGTTTTTTTTGTAGGATTTGTAGAAACTGCCCCAGCATTCCAGTCACCAGGAGTACCATGGAATAATTGTTTTGAGTGGTTTGTTGATTTATTTTGACCTTCATAATCTTCACGTTTATTAGAAATACTTTCATTATAAGTATAACTCCATTTTTGAGCAACTAACATATTATAATTCTGAATCTCTTCTAAAGTTGCTGAAGAAGTTCCGTCCTGAATACGAATATTCTCTATAAGGGAATGTGAACCACAGCGTTCGTCAGGTTTTAACATACCTCTACCAGTCATTTTCAATTCAAATTTTAAAAATGTCTGTTGTGGATTAATATATCCTATATACTGGGGAATTAAAAATTTCATTTGTTTAGAAACATTATCAGGCTGGTTATCACCATAGGGGACTTGAGCCTCAGGCTTTACAGCTATCACTTTATTAGAAACGTAATTTTGGGATTGTGTGGCTTTCAACATTATATATTATTTATAAAGATAAAAATTTTATAAATAATTTTTTTTTAGATAATTTAAATAAAAAAAAAAAATCTAATCATATATTTTTAAAAAGCACTACTCATACTCGGAGCGTCCATTACAGTATCAAAATGAGGGGCTACAAATTCGGACTGACTTGTAGCAGAAAATATAGGTTTAGGGGCTGGTTTATTATGAGGGGTTACTAATTCAATAACTCCGCCTATAAGTCCAGCTACCCCAGCCACAATAGGTAGAGCTTCGGCAGTAGCCCCTGCTAAAGCAAATAAACCGCTACTCGCTTCTGCTCCTTCTGATAATAATGAAGCTCCAGCACCTAGAGCCTTTGCCCCCATGCTTTCCGCTCCTTCCGCTAATGTAGAACCAGTTTTTAATGCCTCAGCACCTTCTTCTCCGAAACCGTCAAGTTTACTAAAAGCATTTATTTCGTCTGGAGTAGCCTCTCCGAAGGCACTCGTAGGGGCTGGTTCGTTTAATGGGTCAGCATATAGATTGCCTCCGCCACTAGGTTCAGATTCAGGGACAGCGTCCTGAGCCTCTTGGGCTTCTCTTTCTGCTCCAGTATTAAGATTTATAGCATTTTCGTCACCTGCCTCTAGAAGACCTTCAGGTTCGTCCCCTAGTTGCTCGGCAGGTAAAATATCGTCTGAAGGCTGTTGACCTTGTGGCTGTGGCTGGGCTTGTGACTCGTTTAATGGGTCAGATTCAGGCTGGGGCGGTGGCTTTTCCGAACCTGATAAAAATCTATCAGTAAAATCTTGTGTAGTATCTCCCTCTAGACTATCGTCGCCTTCGGCTTGTTCTTGCTGTTGTTTTTCTCGTGCCTCTCTATCTGCTTTTGCTCTATTTATGTTACGACGTAACCGTAGACTCCGTTCAGACCCCTTACCGCTAGGCAATCCTTCTATGCTTTCAAATGCTTCCCCTACAGGAGCTTCAGGCTCAGCGTCCCCTAAATTTGCTCTAATAATATTTTGCTTATCTTCACTTGTTAATCCTTTAGTAAATAAATCCTCTTCTCCTTCTTCTTGAGTTCCTCTGTTTAAAAATCTATTTGCAAAATCACTTGAAACTCTATCAGATTCTAAAGAAGGCTCTTCTCCTTCACCTTCAGCAACTCTATCCTCAAGACCTTCACCGCTCCTTTGATTTTCTTGTTGTAATCTTTGATTAATTCTATTTTCTGTTGGTTGATAACTAGGATTCCTATCAGAATCCGCTTCACGTGATAATCTCGCAAGTTGCTCGTCGTCGCCTTCTGTACCGCCACCACCACCGTCTTCTTCCTGACCGCCACCGCCTTCTTCCTCCTCCTCGTCCTCAGGGTCTTCTCCTTGAGCTTTCTTACGATTTGCTCGTATTTTTTTAACTCTATCAACATGATTATCGTATACTTTTTTAATACTCCTAGCCCCTTTATATAATCCAGCGGTAGATTCTCCTATCTGTATAAAAGTTTGACCTTTCATTAAAGCTTCATTCAAATCATTTTCGTATTCCGAATATGCTAAATTATAGGCAGAATCCCTATGGGCTTCTAAACCGTCTATAACATTTCCGAACTGTCCTGATAACTGATTATATTGAGATAATGCAGACATAATATATAGTATATAATAAGATAAAATAAATAAAATATTAATTATTATGTTCAAAAGTATTATTTAATAGTTCAGGTTGGTCTAATGCTGATATTCCCTTAGATTCATAAATCAAATCATTAAAATTCCTATATGCTCTACTGGGATTACTCTGTAAATCTAAATATAAAAAATCATACTTTTTCTGACTTGCTTGTCTATATAATTTTAAAAAGTTTTTATCTCCGTCATATTGAGAACCCAGTTCCTCAGCCATTTTTAATAGCTCTTTACCATTAGGATTAGGTGAACCTATTAATGCAAAAGTGGCGTTCTGTCTAACAATAGCAGGTATGGCTCTAAATAATTGAGAGGCAAATACAAGTAATCCTATATTATAATGTCTAAATCTTGTACTTAAAAAAAATACTTTAGAAGTCCCTTTAATTCCTACAAAATCGTCCATGATAATAGCTATAAAGGGTCTGTCTTTTTTCTCAAAACTTTCTTGATATGTTAAGATATTATCTATAATATCGTCACTATATTTATTATAGATTGTATTCGGAAACTTCTTCTTTAAAAATCTTGAAGTTTTATCATTTTCAATAGTATTACTTATAATATAAACCATATCAAATAAATCAGCATAGAAATTAGGATTTAATAATAGATTACTAATAATAGTTGATTTTCCTGTTTTTGTTGGGCTAATAAATATGCCCATTTGTCCAGTTGAAATATCAGGTAATCTAGGGTCTATGGGGCGTTTTAACTTTGTATTTGTAGGGTCAGGGACAACAGGTAAGATATTTAAATCAAATGTATTATTTTCGGTATCCATTTAATATATATGAAGATATTAATAATTAAATCTTTTCTTATAGTCCTTTATACTTGCGGATAATGTTGGTAAGTTCCATAAAATATACCTTGATAATGCTCCT